CAAAAACGTAAAATCAATCTTTGATTTCTTTAAAAAAGAGGAAGAAGTTAAAGTTACATTTTCAGAAGTTCAAACAGTTGATGGTATTACTTTATTCTATGAAGGTGACTTGGCTGTAGGTACTCCTGTTTTTGTATTAGATGCGGAAAACAACCAAATTCCTGCTCCAGAGGGTGACTTCCAAGTTGAGTATGAAGACAAGGTATGGGTAGTTTCTGTTGATGTAAATGGTGTTATTACTGCTTTAGAGGAGGTAATGGCTGAAGAAACTTCGGAAGAAACACCAGCTCCTGAAATGATGTCTAAAGAGGAATTCTCTTCAATGACTGAAAAAATCATTAATGATATTGATGAAAGATTCAAAGCATTGGAAGACAAATTTGAAGCTTTAGCAAATGTAAAAGAGTCTAAATTCAAAGACGAACGTAAAAAAGTTGAAGAGTTCAAAACTTTGACAGTAAAAGAAATATTAACTAAAAAATAAAAAACAAAATGAATTTACAAAAAAACTTAAAAATGAAGTTTGGTTACGATGTATCTGGACTTGCAGCTTGGAAAGACAATACACTTCCAAACATCACTGCTGATTTAGTAGAAACTTCAAGATTCTTACAATCTTTAGCTTTAGAAGAAGGTGTAAAAGGGTCAAGAGAAATCGCTTTATTATCTTCTTCAATTGCTTTACAAGCTAAAGCTAACTGTACACCTTCACCTGACGGTTCTGTAGTATTCACAGAAGAGGTTTTAACAACTAAGCCACTTTACATGGGTGTTGAATTCTGTAATGAAGATTTGAACACTAAAATGACTCAGATTTTAAATGCTTTAGGAATGAAAAATCAAGAAGGACAGCTACCTGCTCCACTTGAAACTATCTTGATGGCATACTTAACTAAAATGTTACAGAAAAAATCTGAAAGATTAGTATGGTTGGGTGATACTGCGTCTTTAGATCCAGATTTAGTTCATTTTAACGGTTTGAAAAAATTGTTAGATGCAGATGCTGATGTATTAGATACAACTAATATTTACGCTACTTTAACATCTTCAAATGCTTATGATGCAGCTTACGAAGTGTTCACTACTATTCCTGCTGAGATTTTCGACAATCAAATGCCGATTGCTCTTTACACAGGTCGTACTGAAGCTTTAGCAATTATTAAACAATGGAATGATAACAACGCTTACGATCGTATCGAGGCAGTTAACGAGGGTGGTTCTTTAAGATTCACTTTACCTCAATCAAATGTAGAAGTTATGACTGTACCTGCATTAGATGGTAAAGGTGATATTTATGCTTTACCTGTTTCTTTGATTTTCTTAGGTGTTGACTCTAGAGAAGATGAAAACTTTGATATTAAATTTGATGCTTATAACGAGAAATTGAAAGCTGAAACTTCTTTCAGATTAGGTGTACAATATGTATTCCCTCAATACTTCGTTAAATTGAAAAAGGCTTAATTATTAACTTAGGGGAGCTAAACACTCCCCTTTTAAAATATTAAAAATATGTGTGAATTAACAGCAGGTTTTGGTGCATTAAATTGTGATTCTGCAGGTGGTGTAGATAAGTGGTATTTAGGCTCGTTAAGAGACGAAACAACAGGTGCTGCTAACTATACTTACACTCGTACAGATGGTACAATTACAGCTATGGCAAACGTTGGAGCTAAGTTGTTTTACGAAGTATTAGTTGACGTTGAAATGTCTGACTTTACAGTTGCATCTATTGGAACTCGTGAAAACGCTTCAACAGGTTTTGATATTACTGGAAATATTAAACTTTCAGGTAATACAGCAAGTAACATTCAACAATTTGAAAATTTAGTAAAAGATCGCGTTTGTGTTATTGCTAAATTAAACGATGGTACTTATGAAGTATTAGGACTTGACAAAGGTTTAAAATTTAACCTTTCAAGAACAACAGGAACTAAATTTGAAGATATGAACGGTGTAACTTTATCTTTTGTAGGTAGAGAAAAACAAAACGCACCTAAAATTTCTTCTGCTATTGTAGA